TTGCAGTTGCGAATGCTGTTGTTCTAGCGGTATAGCCTATTCCGAATCTATATGGATTTATAATCATACCGTTCTAGTTCCGATTAGTGTAATTTTTAAACCTTTTGCAGTTCCATCTCCTATTTGGTCTACATCAATAGTTATTTCAGCATCGTCTGCTAAACTTGAATCTGATATTACAGGAGCAGTTACTGCCGTTGTGCTTGTTTTCTCTGTGTTGTCAATCGTAATCTTTGTAGATATAACACTTGTACCGCCTTCGTTAATATCAACTGTAAAGATATTTCCACTTGTTTGAGCAGTTGTTAGTGATGCTCTCACTCCTGTTAATGTCATTGCGTGTGGCATTCTAAATGTAACCTTTGAAGTTCCTGTTGTTAGTGCGGTTGTTTCATCTGAACAAGCTAATTGGATAACTACGGGTATAGTAGATTGAGTTGCTAAAGTTCCCAATCCCGAAACGTCCGAAGTAGTAATATTTGTACCACTCAAAATCATTCCTTTTGCGTCGTAAGTTACTTTAGTTGCAGTTGCTGGAGTTATTAAAGTGTTTAGATTTGCTTTGTTATTTAATTGGTTTTGTACGTTACTTGCTACACCATCTAAATAGCTTAATTCAGTAGCTGAAACTGTACCGATAGCAGTATCACTAGGAAGTGTAACAGTACCCGTAAATGTTGGACTAGCTAAAGGTGCTTTGTTTGCTATGTCTGCAATAGAAGTAGCTTCAGCACTTGTGATTAAACGTGAACCCGTTACTTTATCTACTTTATTATCTAAAGCGGTTTGCGTTGCAGTTGATATAGGTTTATTTAAATCGGACGTATTATCTACGTTCGATAGTCCCATATCTGCTTTACTAACATTTATATTAATTGTACTCATATTACAAAATTAGTTAAATTTTTAACATTATATTATTTTTATACTAGTATTTTAACAACAGAAAAATTTAAATCTGAAACTCTAACATTTGTTGATTGTGTATTTTTAACGAATAATTCAACATAATCATTGGTAACTAAATCAATTTGATACTGAGTACTTCCAGGATGCTCTTGATTACTTGTTGATGTTCTGATTGTCATTTCTGAGTTAGGTAATATACTTCCATTCTTTGCTATACCTATACTTATATTCTGATTAGATGCTCCCGACCTTACCGCAGTATTTACACTAACTAAAAAAGAAGTGTTAAAAGCTCCCGTATATGTTAGCCTATTATTTGAATGTGTAAACTTTGAATTATTTGAATCTGCTGTTGTTGTACCTAAAGCCTTAACCCAAGTATTTACGTTAGGTACCCCGATAGGTGTATCTGTCGTGTTGTTTACCATATAGTAAAATCCTCTAGTACTTGTGTTTGCTATACCAACACAATTAGTAAATAGTGTTTTATTCGACGTTTGAGTAACTCCCGAAATATAAGTACCACCACCGCCAAAATTTACAGTATCTAGAATATACTTTTCATCTGATATAGTCGCACTTGTTGAAACATTTATAGAAGTTTCACCTGACAAAGTAACGAATGAAGAGTATATAATTCTAAACCTTCTGCTTACTGTTAATGTGCTAGCTAAAGTTATAGCAGTACCACTAGTAGAAGTATCAAATAAACAGTTTCCGAATGCAATAGTACCAATAGAACCGTCGAATGTCATTCCGCTTGAATTAAGGAATGCAGAATCACCCATCACAAAGTTAGAATAATCTTTAATAGTTCCAACCGTTGCACAATCTACAAAGTTAATTCCAAACCAATCGAGCGCAGTTGTTACACCATCACCATCTAAATTAAAAACTGTACCGTGTGTGAATGAAATATTTCTAATAGGCAAAGAATAGACCGAAGTAATTAAGGCAGTCGAACTACTTAAACCAGTAGATTTAATATAACAGTTTTCTGAAGATGCACCGAGTATAACGGTATTTTGGCCACATACAATTCTATCTCCAGTTAAATCTACTATTGCAGTAAAGAAATACGTTATACTATCAGCTAAAGTTATAACACCACTCGAAGGAGTTGGTAAATCAGATTTTTGATTAATAAATATTAAATTATCATCCGTTATTCCACCGCCAATACTTAACACTAAATTAGAATAACTTATTTCTGTGTTCTTTTTACTGTTATTAGTTTGCCTTACTAAAATAGTATCGTTACTAGCTAACGTAGTTAATTCATCGGTAAAAGCTAAAGGATTTATAAAGTTTTTCATCCTAATGTAGGTATTGAAATGGTTTCTTTAAATACACTATTAACATTAACTGTAAATGTTGTATCGGGTAATATGTAAGTTTCACCGCTTGAAGCTACATAACTAAACGTATTGTCTGAGTTGATTATAATAACATCAGCACATAACTGCATTGACGAACTACTTTCAAAGTCGTACCCTTGTATCGGTAAATCACAAATACTTTGAGAATCTCTTAATGTAAATCCAATCGTCAAAATCCATCCAGCGCATTCATCAGCTCCTTTATTTAGAAACTTACTACAATTTGCACTATCAACACGTCCCAAATTATTCCATCTAGGTGATTTATTTATAACCTCGTAAAAATCCCTAGCAATTTGCAAAGTATCGCTTTCTACATCGTTTAAATTACCACCTCTTTGATTTTTAAGGTATTTATCAGCAATAACTATTGTAATCTGCAATGGAACAACATTCTTGTTAAAGCTATTACCTTGCACAAACGTACAACACAAAGGATATTGCACCTTTTTTACGTTGATAGCTTCTACAAAATCACCCCAATGATAATCGTTTATTTGCAAATGACTATCTGAGATTGCTTTTAGTTCCTTATTTAACCTATTTAAACTTGTATTCATCTAAACGAGATATTAATTTTAGGTCTTCCTCTGTCGGGTGCTATTCCTTCCGTTCCAAATGTCAAACAATCAAAAAAAGCATCAGGAGAACTAAAGTATTCATTATATTCAGGATATTTACCTGAGTTAAATTGCAGGTAGTTAATCAACTTTAGTCTATAGTGTTCTAACTTCTTTCTAAAATTGTCTTGAATCCTATTAATCTCTGTTTCACTCGCACCTTTTAACCATTCATCATTAGTAACTCCAGTAGCTTTATTTCTAATTTGGTAAGTAGTTGTTAAAACCGATTCTAAATTACATCCCATAGCAAGCACTGGGATAATATAACTATCCATTAACAGTATTTCGTCTGCGTTTAAATCGTCTGCGTCTATACCTTCTAATAGTCTAGTGTATAATGATGTCCCAATTATTGGCTCTATTACCGTATCTTGTACAATTCTAATAGTTGGAGTTAAGATACTATCCTCAACATTTCCATGTATTAAGGATAGCTCTTTTAGATTGTATGCTGAAATTAAAAAAGCGTTACTCATATTATTTAATTATTACATTTTGTTTCCAATAGTGGCGACAACTTGGAGTATTTACATTGTTTTCAGGATTATGATACCACCCTCCTCTATAATACCAAACATCACGACCTATTGCACTACTGATATTATCTATTTCGCTACGTGTATAAACTTTATCCATTTTAACTAATGTTTCGCAAAATGGTCTAGATTTACCACCTTTCACCAAGTCGGGAGCATCAGGTCTTTTTTCGTATGAATATACAACTGAAATACTTTCTCTCGTTGCAGTTTCTTTAAGTCCTTTACTTGTTGGCTCTCCACCATCTAAATAACCGCTATTTTGTAACTTTAGAATCTCTTTTGATACATCAATAGGCTTCATATTTAAAGCCTTTACAATTGCGTCATAGCTTTCACCATTCGATAACATCGTAATAATTCTACCTTGTACCTCTGTAACTTGTGCGAATGAATCTTTAAAGAAACTTTCTATAATATCCTCATCCGAATTAAATTTAAACTCGTCAGAATGTAGTATTTTAACTCCTTGCTTTTTCGTTCCACAGTTTGTAAAGTATTGTAGTACTTCATCCGTTGAAATTTCAGCATTAAAAGTTGTTGGTTGTATTGGTTGCGATTCAATAGGTTTAACGAATAATTCATATTCATTAAATTCTATTTCTCCAGTCATTCCATTTAATTGCTTCAATACATAGTTTAAAGAATCTGTAATATTTTTCTGTCTACGTTTTGCGTATGTATTAAAGAATAGTTTATAGTCTGCTTCTAAGTTAGAATCAAATAAAGAGTTATTCTGCATAACTGAGAACAACTTAGGATTGATAACAGAATGACTAATCATAATCTTTTGCATCAAACCTTGCTCAGTTGCTAAATATCTTTTATCTAAATCATTTCCATTTACTTGTACAACACTTGGCGACCTATCCGTTCCGTCTGAGAACACAACACCTATACCACCTTGTTTTCTTCTATCGGTTGCATTTAATTTAAGAGCTGAAACGATTCTTTCTTCCTCTTCGTCTGAATCAGGTATTCCATTGTTAAGTGAAAGTATTGCACCCCCTTTATAACCGTTGTAAACCTCTGACAATCTAAAGAAATTTATCTCTATATCTGTTAAAATTGCATTAATACCACCACTATAAGTAGGAATAGGATAGTAACCGCTTGTTAATTTCTTACTTTCAAGTTGAAATTGTCTAGATTTACCCTTAACATACAATACACATTCAGTTGTTTCACTCGTTCTATTGAAGAAACTTGTATATGTTTTAAATTTTGTCTTGTCATTTTGTCTAGAAGTACTCCAATCTTCACTATAATAGTAGATATTTTCCGCTTCGTTTGTTCTTATTAACTCAAAAGGAACGTGTTCTAACTGCCAATTATCGTTTAACTTATCGTATTTACAAAGAATGTAGTAACTATTTCCCACTTCTTGGTCTAATGCGTACATTTCTGCAAGTTCTTCGATAGTATATTTAGACCGTCCATTCTTATTTATCTCTTCCCAATTCTCTGAACCAGTATACTTCAATCCACCCGAAGTAATATAAGTTACTTTTGAGTTAATTACACCACCGTTTATAGGGCTATCGTAATATAAAGACCATAAAAACTGTGGATAAAGGTTATCCGCTCCCCATTTTACCCAACCTTCACGAGCTACTACTTCACTCGGTTCAATTAAAGGTACTTCCCTAAACTCATTATAACTAGCTGATTGTTTCTCCACCATAAATATTTGCTTGTTTTGTTGGCTCAAATGAATTAGGCACAACTATAATACTATCTTTTACTGTCATTTTTCCAATCTCGCATCTTAAACCTAG